TATTTATCCATTGTTAATCCTCCTTTATATACCATTCACCATCTGTTACTAAATATGGTGTTATTATCTGTTCTTCTTCTATGCACCAAGAGCCATCAACAAAAGCTGGTATAAATTCTAGTGTTTCATTCTCACCATCTGTAGCATCTATAAATTTAACTTTTATAGTTTTACCTTTATTAAAAGCTGTCATAGCTTCAAGAACAGTTACTTTCTTATCTTTTTTAACTAATTTGAATTTGGCTTTTATTATTTCTTTTGCTAAATGTTCAATAATCCAACTTCCAGTACCATCTTTTATTTTTAAATATCCATCTTCAACTTTACAAATGTATCTATCATCTAAAGTAAATTCAGTGCCTTCTTCAAATTCCATAAATTCCAAAATATTATATTCTCTATCATATTTATTAGTTGTTAAATCATTGAGCATGTTTTCTGCTTTTTTCGCAGCTGGTGTAATATCTATATCCATTCTATTTTCCCCTTTTTCTATTTCCCATTTTATAATTTCATAATTATTTTTTATAAAATATTCAATTTTGTCATAAGCTAAGTCACTAGTAAGCGGTGTATCATATGCATAACAATATGGTATATTATCATATGATGTACAATGATTTATAGGCTTTGTACTACCGTGATAACAAGTCAATCCAATATCTGTACATTTCTGCAAAAAATCTTTTTTAAGTTTTGTATTTTTGCAAAATACCGCTACTTTACCTTTTGTAAATCCATCCCAATTAAATTCCATATCATTCTCCCCTTTGAATTTAATATCTTTAATAGCATTTTCCCAGCAATCATAACATTCACTATCTGGAACACATTTTTCTTCTAAATTTAAATCACATGGGCAAGTTATTACTTCTTCTTCAAAGAAATATCCACCCTGAACATTTTTTCCATTATTACAAAAATCTAATTTTTTTAAAAACTCTCCTCTAGTCATTTCCTTAGCTATTTTATTTATATCCATTATTTATCCCTCATTTCAATTAAAGTCATAATGCTATAATTAGCCAAATCCCTAAGTGTATCTTTTATAGATTCATCTTTAACTTTTTGCTCTTTAGTACATAGACTTTGCAACCTATTAACTTTATCAGTAATTCTTGTAACTGCACTTATTATTCCTAACTTTTCGTAAGTTTCTCCGAAGCTGTCCCCGTAATCATGGTTCTTATGCTTGTATACCTCATTTAGATCAACACATATTCTTTTATGTAGCTCATATTTAATATTTTCATTATTTAATTCATTGTATTTTATTATTTTAAAATTATTTTCTCTCCAATATCCTATATCCCCAAAGGCTACACCTAGTATTTTATTTCTACTTATTGTAAAGGTAGTATTGCTATAATAAGTAGAATAGTCATAATCACTAGGTTTATTAATCTCATTATCTGAACACCATTTCAGATTATTTTCATTGCATATATTTAAAAAGTCATTTGCTTGATCTTCTGTTTCACAGTTGATTGCTACTATACTATTTAAAAAATCATTCCATAATTTATTATTCATTAATAATTTTCCTCCTAACAATATTTACTTTCTATTTCATCTTGAAGTACTGCTATTTCACCAGTGCTACATAGCTTTTTATATACTACTTCTTCTTGTGTATCCTCTATGTTTCCACCTATAAAGCATGGACAATGTGGAAGTTGTTTTAATGCACCTGTAAAGTTTTTTATTTTACATTCTCCTGTAGCTTTTTCAAAAGAACAGTTACAATAACACACTTTTTCAGCTCCTTTCTAATAAATCAGATATATCACAATAAATAGAGAAAAGAAAATATAAAAGTATAATTTGATAATTAGTAATGTTATTACCAATTTTAAATATTAAACAAATTAAAACGAATACTAAGAATTTTTTTATTTCTCTGTTCATTTACTCACCTATCTCCTTTTTTACTTCTACAACCTTCTCATTTATAGCTATTCTTATAAATTCTTCCTTGCTTATCCCTTTATATTTAGCACATTTACCTATTTCCTCTAAATAATTATCTATAAATCTAAGAGGAAATGTTTTAATCTTTTGCATCTAATAACCTCCTTAATGTTATTTACTATAAAAATTAAAATTGCTCATAACTTGCTTTATCAATTCTTTTTGATATTCAGCTAGTATTAATTCTGATGTTAACCCAAAAACAGCAATTCCAGTCTCGTTTTGTATCTTTACTTCAAGATTATTAATATAACCTTCAATATCATTTAAAAGTTTTTTATATCTATTAATATATTTTTGAGGATCTACACTAAAATTTGGTTCAGCAAATAATTTTTTAATATCAAACTCTTTATTTTCCATATATTTCACTATCCTTCCTGATTATATTTGTATTACAATCTAACAATCTTTCTTGTTATGAATACTATCAAAATATTCTTTCACTAACCTTACCTTTTCTAACTCACCACACTTAACACATAAACCACTATATTTACCTAGTGTTGAATTATAATCTTCAATAACTACATTATCTTCTTTACAGTGTTTACAAGTTCCATAATTAGCTTTACATGTTGAATAAGTTACTGAAACTTCTCTATTTGTATAAAATGATTTTCCACATTCATTACACTCTATTAATCCTAAATTTTCATCACCATATTCCCAACTATCAGTAAATTCATAGCCACAAAATGGGCACACAATTTCATTTGTGTATTCATGATCTATGTCTTTTTTATAACTCATAAACTTGTCTCTCCTTTTTTGTATTATGTTATTAATCAAATAAATCTTTTACTTCCTCAAATCCATGAGGTTGTATATAGTTATCTGCTTCAACTTGAATATTTAAGAACTTAAATATTCTTTTAACATCTTCTAAACTCTTAATTTTATCTACATTCAACTGTCTTATAGTAGTTAGATTTTTAATATCAAAATTAAATATTTCTTCTTTCATCTTTTCTCCTTTCAAAGTCTGAATATTTTTGAATTGTGACATTAAATTATATTAAACATATTTAACTGGTTCATAGTACTTTCTAATCTATCACTGGCCAGATTAAAAATTTCTCTATCCTTTTCAAATCCTAAAAAATCAAATCCCATTTCATAGCATGCTATTAAGCTGCTCGCACTTCCTACATGAGTATCTAAAATTTTATCTCCTTGTTTTGCATAATTAAGTAATATCCATTTGTATAAATTAACAGGTTTTTGAGTAGGGTGTATTCTGATTTCATTTTTGCTTTTATCTCCTTGCATTATATGTCCTTCGCTTATTGATTTGCCTTGCATCATTCCATTCCACATATATCTAAACATCTTGGTTTTATTATGCATACTGCAGTAAGCTACTTCACAATCACTAAAAGAACTTTTACCGTTTACCTTATCCCAAATAATTAATCCAGGACCTAAATAATAATCAAAGTAATTACAACCCCATACTATTTGATTTTTAGATACTCTTAATAATTCTTTGAAGTACTCCTTACCAGGAACACTCCAATCTTCAATAACGTTATATTGCTTTCTTTTTATGTTTAACTTATTTACTGTTCTCCCGTAGTATTTTCTTTTATTCGGCCCATCAAAATATGGAGGATCTACTATAGCTAACTCGAAATATTTATCTGGTATTTGCTTCATACCTTCCATGCAATCAATATTATATAGCTTGTTTAATTCAAATATTTTACTCACCCCCTAAACACTACAATCATACTTGGGAATGGTGCTGAATTTTTAGCATTACCAAATTTCAACCTTCCTTTTATAAACCTTATTTCTTTAGCCTTATGATAAATATAAGAATGAAAATACTTCGTATCTGTTCTAGCTGGTATTAACATTACTACTGTTGTATTTTGTTTTTTAGATTCTTTGTATGCTTTCTCTACCCATTTACCAATCTCACGCCCGTATGGTGGATTACAGAATACTCTGTATCTCCCCCAATCCTGTTTTAGTCCATCTATTTCTTTGGTAAAATATTTAGAGCATTTAGCATTTTCTTTAGTAGCACATGGATCTAGATCAAAGTTAAACTCTTTATTTAATTTGTCAAAGAAATCTTGTGGTGTTGCCCACAAATCTGTTTCACTACTAAACATTACCGCTGTATTCAATTTATCACCTTCTTTTCTGTCGCCTTAATTTCATATTCCGACTTATTTATAATTTGTATTCTTCTTTTAGTTCTCTTAAAGCCTTTGTTATAATTTTAAAATTATCTTCTTGCCATGTATCTTGATTCATAAGTTCGTTCAAAATTTGTTTTGTTTTTTCTTCCTTTTTTCTATGGTTCTCCTGGTGCTCTTTTACGTCTATTTCAAATTGTTCAGGGTTTAAAAAATATTTGCTATCTGCAGCACCCAAAGGAGACAATTTACCGAATCTTGCATATCTACTCATTTTTCCACATCCCTTTATATTGTGAATTACTTCCTTACTTACTATTATATTCTCATTCAATTAAAAAATCAACCAATTCCGTACTTTTTTATACGATAATTCCGTATTTATTTTATAAGTTCGCTAAATTCATGTTTAGTGCATGAAAAAAGAGAAGGTATTAATCCTTCTCCGACATTTGATATTTAATTACACATCTACAATGGCATACTTCTTTTGCTGGGAGCCTGCTATCTCCTGGATACATTCCACCATTACTAAAAGGTTCATCCATTTTAACTGTTTCTCCATCCAAACTTCTATGTGATACTCTTACCGCACTATCTCTGCTGCTTATCCATGTTTTATATTTAAATCCGCTCTTTTCTCCACTCATGGCATTAGCTTTCATTATTGTATTATGTATTTCAGTTTCTGCTATGTTTTTAGCTCTACTTTTACTATAGTCATATATTTTGCTTGATAGGTTATCTATTATTTTAGAAGTGCTATCACCATTTATTAATCCTTTTTCTATTATTTCCCTAGTTAGTTCCTTAGTGGTTTGATTAATTAACTTGATTTGATCTCCACCATATGTATTTAACCATTCCAGGTATTCATCTTTAATTATTGCAAATAATTTACCACCACTATTGATTGATTGTATCTGTTCAAATAGTTTGGCTCCTATCTTTCCAGCATTAATCCATTCTGGAAGTAATGCCAGCATAAAAGTTTGTATACCTTCATCTATCTTAAATTGTTTAATTACTTCTTCAGCTTTCTTTTTAGCTTCTTCTTTACTTATGCCAGAATCTTTAGTGTCATTTAAAACTCTATTTGTAGCGGCTATAATTTCTTTTAGTTGTTCCATTAGCAACTTATATATTTTATTTTTAAATCTTCGCTCTAATGGTTTAGCTACTCTATCATACATATTTAACATTTGTCGTTTAATCTTTTTCTTTTTATCGGCCCCCTTTCTTTCTAATACATAAAAGATTTATCTTCTTTTTCATCTTCTTCATTATTAATATTTTCTGTTTGGGAATTATGGTCCTGTTCTTCTTCTATATCCACCAATCCCATAGGCAAATATACCTTTCCATCTACAATTGCAAAACTTCCACTAGGCGCTATTATATCCCCGCCTTCTACTGGTTCAAGTCCTCTCTTTGCCCTCTTTTCGTTTATACTTATATCATTAGATTTATTTAATATATCTGCCATTTCTCTCATATCTTCCTGCAAGCAAGGAACATGACTATAATCTATATCAAGGTATTCATTTTCTTTTAACCCCAAGAATGGAGTTAATTCATCTGCTAATTCTTTCATAAGTGGTATAGCTGTTTTAAGATATAATCCTTTTTCAGCTTCATTTTTATTATTGTAAGATGAACTTTCATTAAGTCCAATTATAATTGGATCTACACCCATACCATAACATACATCTTTTATTGTACTATCTTTTCCTTCTTTCCAATCCATTTCCTTTGGATTAACACCTGTAGATGTATACGTTGCTCCACCATCTAGCAGTAAAAATTTACCTACTTCGTCTTTCCCTTGATATTTATTTTTTATATTTTCTTGTGCTCTTTCAAATTCAGCATCTCCCAATACTTCCTTAGCAGATATTACACCACTTAAACTACCGCCGTTTTGCAGTAAAGAAATATTCCAATCAACCATGCTATTTAAAAGGTCACCATTTTTCAAAATAGGAGCTAACATACTCATACCTCTACCTAAACCATCGTATTTATCTAAAGGGTTGAAATTCTTCCACATCATAAAATTTTCAGCTTCAATTGGTATTAAACTACCTCCGTGATAAAAAATATCTATATATGGTTTCTTTACATCTGTAGAGTTTTCAAAGCTCATTTTATCAGGCCTATATACATATATTTCTTTAGTTTTACCATTTGCTATTAATTTATGGAAAGGTGCTTCTCCTGCTATATAATAAAAAGCCACTGCCCTTTTAATTAATTCAGATTGGCCATAAACAGGATTAGGGGTTTCTATCACTTGTAGCGCTGGATGATTCTTAATTTCTTCTGGCTCACCTTTACTGTTATACTTCATCACTCGCCAGTTTAATTGTATACAAGCTTTCATGATCTCTTGCATACACCTAAAAATAATCCAGTTTCCCATATATCCTTCTTTTGATATTGCGTTATAATTGACTTCAGAATACTTGGGAGTTCTTCCGCTAATAGACATAATACTAGAATATACAGATTTATTTTTACTACCCTCTTTTAATTCAAATATATTTGATAATTTCATTATCTCACCTCTATTCCTTTGTTCTTCTTATAATTATCTCTGCACATAATACAGGGAGCCAAAACAAAGAAAAATAAATACTTGCTAATACTTTTCCTATAATTCTTTTGAATGGTGTTTTAATTGCTATGAATATGCCTGTAAATATATATAAATAAATCAAAAAATATAATATGTATTTCATTTAATCACCTCTTTAAATGTATTTGATACGGTTAGCAATACGGTTCAAAGCCTTGGTATTACTAAGCTCTATATATGTACTAAATACGGTTGTTGATACGGTTTATAATTTTTTATATAAAATGCTTTCTGATTTACTGTAATTATAATCTTTCATAGCTTTTTTATATATTCTAAATCTTCTATTATCTGCCCCAGCTATCTCAATTCTAATGTTATCCATTGGGTATTGTTCTTTTATAAGCTGTTCAAATTCCTTTACTTGTTTTTTAGCCCATATTAAACCCTCTAATCCACTTTTACCAGTACATTTGCAATCAATTGGATTTGCTTTTTCATTTAGCCATTTTTTTATATGTTTTTTCTTGTTAGCTATAGCAAAAATAACACAAAATCCTTTAAAGTTATAATAATCCATATCCCTAAATCCAATAAAAGCAGTTTGTTTATTACTTAGCAATGTGTATTTATAATACATATCAGAAGTTTTAATAAAATTCATTAATTTACCTCTCTACAATCGCGAAATCCACGTTTCGCGAACTTATTAATTTAATTATAGCATAAAATAAATAAAGCCTTGAATCTCATAGGTTGCTAGGGAATTTTTATATCTTATAGTATCAATTTATATCTTATTTCTAAAATAATATAATTTAAACGACTGTTTACGGTACTTTTGCAAAAAAATAAAAAGAGCATTTCTGCTCTTGATATGAAACAATATATAAAAAATTACACATTATCTAAATCTAAAGTAATTATATTGTTTGAATTAGCCCTAGATTCTCTAGTTACTGTATCAATTGATTCTTCACCAAGTAAGGCCATTGCTTCTGCTTTTGTAGCATTTCTATTTTCTTCTTTTATT